TATCGCTCCAGCAATGCGCGGTGCTCCACAAATTGAAATTACACTAGACATTGATGCTAATGGTATCTTAAAAGTAAGTGCTAAAGATAAAGCAACTGGCAAAGAAAACAAGATTACTATTAAAGCAAACAGTGGACTTACTGAAGCTGAAATTGAAGCAATGGTACATGATGCAGAAGTTAATGCAGAAGCAGATACTAAGGCACGTGTAGTAGTCGAAGCAAAGAACGCGGCAGAAGCGCAAATCAATACAGTTAACAAAAATCTTAAAGAACACGGCGATAAAATTACTGCTGAACAAAAGATTGAAATCGAAACTGCTATTACTGCGGCAGAAGCAACGTACACATCAGATGATGCAGAAGCAATTACTGCGGCAGTTGGTAAGGTATTTGAAGTTGCTAAACCATTGTTTGAAATTACTCAAGCACAAGAGTCGGCAACAGTTGAGCCAGGTGCGCAAACAGAAACAGCGGCACAAGAAGGTGTTGTTGATGCAGAGTTTACGGAAGTTGATAAGGAGGCGAAATAATGCCAACAGTAGTGACCCCACCTGACATACGTAGATTTGCAGTAGGCTTTGAGAGTATTTTTATTAACTTAAATCGTACTGCTGGTACATTAAATGCAACTAACTATCCACCATACAATATTGTACGTTATAGTGAAACTGCATATACTGTTGAAATTGCAGTGGCTGGCTTTGCAGAAGATGAGCTCGATGTTGAAGTAATTAATCATGAGCTTGTTGTACACGGTGCAAGCAAGATAGTTGATGATCCAAATGTTGAATATATACATCGTGGCATTGCAACACGTAACTTTGTTCGTAGTTTTGCACTAGCAGAGAACGTTGAAGTAAAAGGTGCAGTTGTAAAGAATGGAATACTAACAGTAATGTTAGAGCATATCATTCCCGAAACTGCCAAGCCAAGAAAGGTTGCAATTTCCTTTCAACCGTAGTATAATAGTATTAAGGGTAGCAGAAATGCTACCCTCCCATAACATAATAAAGAGAAAACACATGGCAAAAGCAATTGCAAAAGTTAAAACAACTCCAAACTTGGCTATTAAAGAGCCGAGTATGTACAAAGTCATTTACATTAATGATGATGTTACAACAATGGAATTTGTAATCGAAAGTTTGCTTGTGGTATTTGATATGGCGCATGATACAGCCACTGATATTACTATTACAATTCATAATGAAGGTAGTGCTGTTGTTGCGCTGTTACCGTATGAGATGGCAGAACAGAAAGGCGTCGAAGCAACACAACTTGCACGTGCATCTGGCTTCCCACTTGTAGTGAAATTAGAGGCTGACACAAAATGATTAAGTCAGTTTAATAGGTTAAATTGACAGTATGTGATAAATATCTATACAAGGGATATTTATATGTATACAGGATATATTTACATTACTACTAATTTAATTAACAGCCGAGCATATATTGGTAAAAAAAATAAATCGACTTTAGATTATTCTTATTATGGATCTGGTACTGTTTTAAAGACAGCAATTAAAAAATATGGTAAAGAAAATTTTAATATCAAAGTATTATATTGGGCGCAATCAGTAGAAGAACTTGATCTTAAAGAAATCGAATTAATAGAATTATATAGTAAAACTGTTAATTTGTATAATATTGCTAAAGGTGGCACAGGTGGCGATACGCTAACTAATCACCCAGATCTAAAACAGATACGAGATAAGCAAATTATCGGACTAACGAATTGGCATCATAATATGTCCGAGGATGAAAGATCCGAGCACGGAAAAAAAATAAGCAATGCAAAAAAGAATAAATCTAATGGGCACACTGGATTAACTCATAATGCTGCCACAAAAGAAAAAATGTCGCAAGCATCAAAAGATTATACTAAAACACCAGAATGGAAACTTGCTCATGCTGTTGCCGCTGCAAAACGAAAAAATGTTCCGTTGACAGCAAAATATAAATCTGTTATAATAGATAATATAGAATACGAATCAGTTGGGCATGCAATGATCGCATTAAATATAAAACATCGAGCAACATTTTATAAATTGATTAAACAACAAAAACTACAGGTTGTATACAAATGATTTTTAATAAAATTAAAGAATTAAAAGGGCTAGGACTTAAAATTGGCATAACCTTCTCGTCTTTCGATTTATTGCATGCGGGTCATATTGCTATGTTAAGCGAAGCAAAGAATCATTGCGATTACTTAATTGCCGGCTTACAAAATAATGCATCGTGGGATAGACCAGAGAAGAACGCACCAATACAAAGTATTGTTGAACGACAAATACAACTTGCCGCAACACGTTATGTTGACGAAGTTGTAGTTTACAATACAGAAAGCGACCTCGAAGACATCTTACTAGCATTACCAATTGATGTACGTGTATTAGGTATTGAATACAGAGATAAAGAATTTACTGGACGCGATATTTGTATTGCTCGCGACATTGAATTAGTGTATAATAAACGTGATCACTCATTTAGTTCGAGCAGTTTACGTAAACGTATTGCAGAAGCGGAGAGTAAAAAATGATTTATTTTATAATGTGGGCTATATTTGTTGCATTGTTTATATTGTTTATGATGGGCGCATCAAAGATTAATGGCGGCTGTTCAGGTTGCACTTGTGGCAAAGTACAAAAAGAACAATGTGAAGAAAAGAGTGAAGAAAAGAGTAAAGAATGAAGATAAGTGGAAATCTAATTGAAATAATTTCAGTTATATTACTAGTAGCGGCACTACTGTTTATGTATATCGATCGTGATGAAACGAACACGGGGGTTGTGTATGACTGTAGACTTGCTGAGATTAGTGTAGATTATCCGCTAGCAGTTAAAGAACAATGTAGAAAACTATTGGAAGGTAAGAAATAATGTCAGAAATTATGATGGATATCGAAACACTTAGCACACGTCCGGACGCTGTTATTTTAACAGTAGGCGCATGTAAGTTTGACCCGTACACACAAACAGAAACAACTGGTGACTTCTATCTTAGAATTAACGTAGATGAACAAGCACAACTTGGCAGACATATTGACGAAAACACAGTTGCATGGTGGGGTCAACAAGCCGCTGATGTACGTGATGAAGCACTAAGTGATAGTAACAGAGTAAGTCTCGAAGAGTTTACAGCACAGCTAAACAAGTTTATGGTAGGTGCAGGTAATATTTGGTGTCAAGGCCCGGTGTTTGATATTGTAATTCTTGAGAATTTATATCGTCAACTCGGCAAACCAGCACCGTGGTCATATTGGCAAGTACGTGATAGCAGAACACTATTTGGTACACACGGCGACCCACGCGAAAAAGGCAAAGCAGGTCTGCACAATGCGTTAGAAGATTGTAAATCACAGGCAGGTGCAGTACAGACAGTATACAAGAACTTAAATGTACAAAAACAATCACGATGAATGAATTAAATCGCGAAGCACTAGTTATATTACAAGAAGAATGTGCTGAAGTTATTCAAGCGACAAGTAAATGCTTTCGCTTTGGTTTAGACAATGCGCATAAGTCAGGTGCAACACAGCGAGCTAACTTAGAAATGGAAATTGGCGATATGTTGGCACTTGTTGATATTTTAGTTAATCAAGGTGTAGTTAATACTGCTAATATAAACACAGCTAAAGCAAACAAGATTGAAAAATTAAAGATATGGTCATATTTATACGACTAAAGGACAGTTATGGAAATTATATTCGGACGTGAGAACGCAACTAAATTACGTGAGAAGTACACAGTATTAGATTTAGAAACAGTTGAGAAAGATGGCGCAAGTATAGAAGTTTTTTGTTTGATTCCAGCTGATAAAATTAGTTTAGGCGACTTGCCTACGTTAGAACAATATACTAATCTACATGCGGAATTTCTTGAAGGATATAAGAATAAGCATTATGATTACTGTCGCCAATGTATTACTTACTTAATGGGTAAGTTTTCTGGTGAAGTCGATACATTTTATGAAGAAATACTACGCAGAATAAATGATATAGATCCACAAGAAGTTTAATTCAGAGCAAACTACTCAGTTAATTTTCACAGGCAACTTAGTAAATAATATTACTAGGAGCCTAGCCAGTGAAAAAAACAATAATAATATTCACACTGCTTGTGGCAATACCCGCACAAGCCGCACCACTACCCGACTTTCAGTTCAAAAGTCCAAGTTTCAACGGCAACGGGTATGGCACCTACGTTCTAACTATACAGAACGAAGAATATACACGTGCGCAGGCAATACAACAGGCATTAGAAGCGGCTAAACAAGCGGCAGCCACTGCGGCCAGCAATACTCCACTTAATCAATTCTTAACTAACTTAGAATCACGTGTTCTGGCACAGGTAAGTCAAAACCTAGCTACAGCTATGTTTGCGGGTGGATCTAGTACCAGCGGCACCTTTAACTTCCAAGGCAATACTATATTCTGGCAAAACAATGGCAGTAATATTAGCCTACAGGTCACAGACAACTTAGGTAATGTTACTACTATTAATGTTCCATTGGGTTCATTTAATCTAACGGGATCGACACCATAATGAAACAACTATTGGTATTATTATCATTATTGGCATTAACTGGCTGTGCCACTGTTCAGAAAGCTGGGTATGAGCACGAACCTGAATTGGCAAAAAACAAGATGGTAAAAGAGTTTGATGCTATTCCAGCACCAGCAGGTCCAAAGATCACTGTAGCAGTCTACAGTTTCCAAGACAAAACAGGGCAACGTAAAAACTCACCTAACATAGCCAGCTTTAGCACTGCGGTTACACAAGGCGCCGAGCCGTTCTTAATCTCAGCACTACAAGAAGTAGGACATGGACAGTGGTTTGATGTTGTAGAACGTGTAAACGTAGACAACTTGATTAAAGAACGCACTATTATTAAACAGATGCGTGACGCTTATGAAGGCACAGCGGCCAAACCATTGGTACCATTACAGTTTGCTGGTATCATTATGGAAGGCGGTATTGTAGGCTACGATAGCAGCACAGAATCAGGCGGAATTGCTTATAAATGGTTGGGTATTGGACCACAAACACAGTATAGTAAGGACATTGTAACAGTTAGTCTACGAGCAGTGAGTGTTAGCACAGGTAAGGTATTAACCACAGTAACAGTTACTAAGACAGTATATAGCACAGCAGACAGCGTGGCGGTACTTAAGTTCTTTAGAGGAGGCACATCAGCGTTTGAATTTGAAAGCGGCCTAACTATAAATGAACCCGGTACATTGGCAGTTAAAGCCACTGTTGAAGCGGCTGTGGTAGAGTTGATCCGTCAAGGTCAACAAAAAGGAATTTGGGACTACAAAGTCTCAGATAATAAGAGTCCGGAACAAACGGACCATTAAGACCGTAAAGGTCAAGGAGTAAGACAAATGAAAAAGTTAATAGGACTTTGGAGTTTAGCGTTAATGATGGTAGCTAACGTGGCCATTGCGGCGGACAATAGTATCTATATTGACCAAAGCGGCAACACATCTAGTATTTCAGTTACACAAGATGGCGCAGGCAACGTAGTGCGTGGTATACAGGGCACAGGTAGTGATAATACTACTCCAGCAACAATTTATGGTAACAGCAACACCGTTACAGTTCAACAGATTGGTACTGGTGATACATTGAGCTTTGGTATACAAACAACTGTAGGCACTGGCGTTGGTACACTAACTAATGGTGATACTTATCTATACACTGTAAATGGTAATAATGCCACAGCGGTTATTGATAGTAATAACAAAGGTACTGGAACAAGTGTCAGCAACTACTTAAGCGTAACACAAACTGGCAACAGTGCTAACTTAAATGCTAACATTTTAGGCAGTAATAACAGTATCACAGCCTCTACCGCAGGTGGTGATAGTAATAGTCTTGTAACAACTGTTAATGGTAACAGCAACTCACAAAATATTACTGTGTCGGGTGGTGGTAGCAATAGCATTACAGTTAACCAAGGCGTAGGTGGAAGTGCTTTATCAGGTGGTGCTACAGCAACAACTAACAACAACGGTGTAGTTACTCTATCAGTAACTGGCGCAAGCAACACAGTTGGTATTAGTCAAACCAGTGCTGGCTTTGCGGACACTACTGTGGTCAGTCTAACTGGTAGCAGCAACGTAGCAAGTATCACACAAAATGCTGTCGCAGGTAACACAACTGTAAACTTAACCAGTGTGGGATCAAGTAACCATTTTACAATTAACTCTAACGCACATTAAGAGAGCTTGTGAAGATATGTCAATTAATACTAACCATACTGTTAGGGATTATGTCCTTGAACAGTATGGCTTCAATCGGTACGGTAACTGAACAAACTGCCGTTCCCGGCAACATCACACGATCAACTAAGACAGTACCTGCGTCCAAGGGCACAGGGGTTGAAATGAACGACGCGGTTAATACCACTAAAGGTAAGGTGGGTATTACATTCCAAGATGACACACGTGTCGAGGTCAATGAAAATAGCAAATTAGTCATCGATGACTTTGTCTACGACCCTAAACAAGGCACAGGCAAGTTGGCCATGAAGTTTGCTTCAGGCACAGTTCGTTACGCATCGGGTGCTATAGCACACAGTAACCCTAATGCCGTGGCCTTAAACACCCCTAGCGCGACCATAGCAGTGCGCGGCACTGACTTTAGTGCTACAGTCGACGAAGCTGGCGCAAGTACCATTATCCTACTGCCAAGTTGCCCTAAGAATTGGGTAGATATAGATCGCGACTGTAAAACAGGCGCAATTGAAGTCATGAATGAAGCAGGCAGTGTCCTACTTAATAAACCATTCCAGGGCACTAAAGTAGAATCGCGCAACATACCTCCAATGAAACCTGCTATATTAAACCTAAGTCTAGATACTATTAATAATCTATTGATTGTTGATGTGCCTAGACAAATTGACCGAAGCAAAATAGAACAACAGCAGGCGCAGGCCAAAGAAGCAGGCAACATGCTGGATCAAAACTTCTTAAAACAAAACTTTTTAGAAAATGAATTTGACAAAGAAGGCCCAGTCTGGGATAACCCATTGGCACAACCACTACTACAACAATATTTCCTAGAGAATATTTTTAACATTCTAGCAGATCAATTACAACAAGAAACAGCGGCACTGTTACAGAATGTTCTAGCACCGCAGAATCAATTATTACCTGACTATAAAAAATCCACAGGTGTAACAGTTCAACAAGATCCTACCATGGTTGAGCTATGTCGTCCAGATGGCGGCAGTAACATAGAATGTGTTAAGACACCGCATGATCAAAACTCAACGGTGTATATGACACAGGACAGTGTTACTATTAAGAATCGTATTAACACAGGTGGTAATACTATTATTACCCTAAAACAAAACTAATGCGTAAATTTCTATTACTACTATTATTAGTCTGTAACGCGGCCTGGGCTGATATAACTCAGGAACACTTTAGTTTCGCACAGGTATTTGACGTTCAATGGTATATCAGTGGCAGTACCTTAAATGCCAGTGGATTTAATTACTTGTATGCCAGCGTGGATGCCAGTGGTAATCAAAATGCTGCACGCTTAACATCTGGACAAACATCTGCCTATGCTGGGGCTGGTGACTACTTGGCCTTTTTTCACAGCTCAAACTATCCTGGAACCTACGGACTTGGTGTTTACAGTAGCAGTGGCACATTGGTGCGAGTGTTAGACTACACTGGTTCATTTGTGGCTCTAGCCAATGGTGCTATATTTTATAATGGTAATAATTCGTGGGGCACCTTGTTTACCACAGCACAGGGCTATAACTATGGGCAAGGTGGATCCTGGACTATTACACAAAGTTATCCTAGCACATCCTATATGACCAGCTATACTCCGCCTAATACTACTCCCTTGGCGGCAGGACAATCAGCACCTCCCGCTGTTACTGTAACCAGCAGAGTAAACTCAACAATTACCACAACAGCCACGAGTGGAGCAACTGTCTACACATATAGTCAACCTATAACCACTACCTACTACAGTGACGGCTCACAGACAGTGGCCAACAACGGATCAGCAACATTAATCAGCACCACTGTCACTGGCACCAGTGGCGGCATTACCACAGGGCAACAGGCTGACGTAACTGTATTCAACAATAACGTAATTAACGGCTCTAGCGTCTACATTCAACAAAGTGGCAACAATGATAATATCAATATACAGCAGATTGGTACGCACAATCAAATTGGTGGTATTGGCTCACAGTTTGCTCAGATACAAAACGGCAATAATAACATTATTATTAAGCAGGGTAATGGCAATGCTGGACAAAATGAAATCGACTTGAGTGTAGCGGGCGGTAGCAATACATTGACCATCACACAGGCCAATGACACTGCGGGTATAAGTGCTGGCAGTAACTATCAACTGATAAATGTAAATGGAGTAGGCAATAACATAACCACCACACAGACCAACGATGGTGGGTTAGTTGGACACTTTGCTGAAATAAATGTCACTGGCAGCAGTGATACTGTTGGTCTAACACAGGCCAACAATGGACAAAAACAAGCATTTGTCACAGTAGTTGGCAATAACAACTCAGTTACAGCAAGTCAATCTGGTCTAGGACAGCACTATCTAAGCATTGGTGAGTCAGGCAATGGTAATAGTGCTACTGTTACACAAACAGGATCAACAGCCAATTCAGCAACTATAACGCTGATCAACGCTGGTTCACCAGCAAGTGTAAACTTAACACAGACTGGCGGACAAAGTTATAGTATAACCCAATCATGCGTGACCAACTGCGGAACAGTAACAGTCAGACAGGGTAATTAATCATATTGTAATCTAAATTGTAATCTGTTATTGATCAATATGTTATAAATATCTTACAAGGAGGACAACGTGATGAAACAACGTAAATTAATTACCAAGTTATATCAGGCTTGTCTCGACCACGATACACAAACAATTAACGAACTACGTAAAAAAGAGTTTAAGAAAATTGTGAAACATAAGGCCGAAGGTAAGCCATTTGATAGCAAGTGGTCTGTAGTTAAGTTTTAACTACGTCAATAAAAAGCCCCAATTAAGGGGCTTTTTGTTATGCGTATGTATCTGTTGTGATTGGCAATGTAGTTACAAGTGATAGCAATGCAGTTACTATAACACAACAAGGTACTGGTATTAAAACTGCTGGTGTTGAGATACAATCAGGCATCAACAATGGAGTAACTATCAATCAGGATGGTAGTGGTAATCACGTTTCTAATATACAGAACTTAAATGGTAGTGCTAATAATATTACTGTTGGGCAAACAGGAGATGGTAATCATACATTTAATTTACTAGGCGGCATTGGTACTACTAACAGTGGTAACACAGTAACAGCAATACAAAGTGGCGGAACTGGTGCAGATAAAAACTTTACACTTAACATGAACGGAACGGGTGGTGCTAATGTAAATATTCAGCAGACTAATCCTACTCAAGCAAACACAGGTAATATGTCTATTACTTGTAACACTGGTAGTTGCGGTACATATAATTATACCAGACAATAAATACATTTATGTACACATGGCGCGAATATTTTATTTTTACTGAAATTGTATTATTTTTCTTTCTGGTATTTGCCACGCCGTGGATAGAAAGGATAATACTGTGAGTTGGTATAAACATACTCCACATCCAAAGAACCCTCCAGAACCACCCAGTCCATCCACCCCAAGCGTTAATTAACTTTCTGTAATATTACTGTAACATGAATATGCTTAAATAATAGTATAGCCGGGGGATTAGTAGTGAATACAACAGTCACAAAATATAAAACGATCTGCATATCCGATTGTCATCTTGGCACTAAAGATGCGCAAGCAGACATACTCAACAACTTTCTTAAACATCATACTTGCGAAGACTTATTTTTAGTGGGTGATATTATTGATGGCTGGAAGATACAGCAAAACAAATGGCGTTGGAAACAAAGTCACACTAACGTAATACGTAGACTACTTGGCTTTGCTAAACATGGAGTACGAGTTACATTTGTTACGGGCAATCACGATGAGTTTATTCGCCCATTTGTTGCGCATGGATTAACATTTGACGGCATTTATGTATGCAATCAAGCAGAATACAGAAGTATAGATGGCAAATTGTTTTTAATAACACACGGTGATATGTTTGATGGTATTACACGACTTGCTCCGTGGTTAAACTTCCTCGGCGACAAGGCATACGATGCTGTACTGT